CAGGTGCAGCAGGGCCAGCACAACCGCATCGTCTGGGTCCACCGCAACATCATGCGCCGCGACGGCCTCGACTACGTTTTCGAGACGCTCGGCACGAACCTGCAGTTGAGCGACCCGGTGCCGATCGAGGACGTGTTCGGCCTGGACTACCGGCCCTACGTGATGGGCAACTGCACGGTCGAGACGCATCGTCCGTATCCGTCGGGTCCGGTCGAGATCGCTCACGACACGCAGCAGTACATGAACGATATCCAGAACCAGCGCAACGACAACATCCGCCTCGCGCTGAACAACCGCTACCTCGTCAAGCGCGGCCAAATGGTCGACATGCGTTCGCTGATGCGCAACGTCCCCGGCGCGATCACGATGACGACCGATCCGGCGCTCGACGTCAAGCAACTGGAGACCAAGGATGTCACGCAGTCCGCGTACAAAGAGCAAGACCTGCTCGACCTCGACTTTGGTGATCTCACCGGAGTTCTCAACCAAGCCACAGTTGGCGCGCTCACTGGCGGTAGTCGTGATCAACGGGTTCGGAACACCGAACTTCTCGGCCAGGGCGCTGACATCATCACCGAACTTGGCCTACGCACCTTCACGGAGACCTGGGCGCAACCGGTCCTCTCGCAACTCGTAGACCTCGAGCGTCAGTTTGAGACCGACCAGAAGATCCTGAAGATCGCTGGCACGCGCGCGGTGCCGAACCTGCCGTGGCAGCAGGCGTTCCGTTCGATGGAGGAGCCGGTCAACATGAACGTCGCCGTCGGCTTCGGCAACACGGACCCGCTGCAGCGCATCCAGCGCTTCGCCATCGGCTTCCAGACCATCGGGCAGATATCGCCGCAGGCAGCGCAGGGCGCGGACCCCAACGCGGTCGTGCGTGAGGTGATGGGCATTCTGGGCTATCAGGACGGATCGAAGTTCTTCCCCAGCGTCAAGGACGACGGCAGCAACCCGCAGATCAAGCAACTGCAGGACCAGGTGGCCCAGTTGCAGCAGCAGATTCAGCAGGACGCGGCCAAGCTCGCGAGCAACGAGAAGATCGCTGGCATCCGCGCACAGTCCGCTCAGGCCATTGCGGACATCAAGTCCAAGACGCAGCAGAGCATCGCGCAGGGCAACCAGGCGGCGAAACACTACGTCGCGCAGTTGCAGTTTCAGATCAAGCAACTCAACCTGCAGATCGACAAAGAGACCAACGTCATCAAGCAGGGCGAGTTGCTGCTCGAGCGCGAGGCGCTGTCGAACGCCATCGTGCAGGCCGATCGCGAGTTCCAGTTGAAACTGTCGTCGATGATGAACCCGGTGCTGCCCGACATCCCAGCCAACGCCGGGGCCGACGTTCCGTTCGTCGAGGGGCTGCGCACGCCCGCGAGCTCCAGCGCACTCACCAACGGCCAAGCGCCGAACCTGCCGGGGAACGACGCCGCTGGCGTCATCAGCCGCGGCGAGTACGGCATGGTCCCTGAAGCAGCCGGATAGGAGAACTGAAATGCCGATGATCCCCCCGTTCATTCCGCCAGCGCGCAAGATGGCGCAGGCCGCGCCGCCCGCGGGCGCAAGTCCAACGACGCCAGGCACTCAGCCGATGGCTGGCCCGCCGATGCCCGCGCACCCGACGCTGCAGCCGCCGAAGGGCAACAAGCAGCACCACCGGTCGAATATCATGGCGAAGGGCAAGACCAAGAAGAGCAAGCACGTCATCCCGCCGCCGAAGTTCCGGTGACTGACATGGGTTGCCAACACTGCGGGTTTGTCCACAACCACACCTGTCCTCGCGTCAAGGCGATCGAGTACTACGAGAACGGGCTGATCAAGCGGATCGAGTTCAACGAGTTGGCGACCATGCTCGAGACGCATCCGAACCTAGTGGTGATACAGCCATGCCCGACGAAAGCAAAGCTCAAGTCCGCCTGATGCAGGGCATCGCGCACGGCATGAAGCCCCGGAGCAAGAACGCGCCGTCGGTCGCCGTCGCGAAGAAGTTCATCAAGGCCGACAAGGCCAAGGGCAAGGGCTACGTGAGCAGCCTGCCTGAGCGCAAGTCCAAGCCCACCCGGTTCGCCTGATGCTGGTTTCGCGGGCACTCGCCCAGTCCTTCGTCGACAGCGAATTCGGTCTGAACCTCAACCGGGTCTTCCCGGTCGGCACGATGCACCGCGGCAATCTCCTCTACCTCATCGAGTGGCAAAAGAGGTATCGTCCGGTCGTGAAGCACCGCACCCCGAAGAAGCGGAAGCGCCGTGGACATTGACGAAGAGCAGATCGAAGCCGAACAGCGCGAACAAACGCTGCAGGAACTGGAAGCGGGCCTGCTCGAGCGGCTCGACCACGAAGGCCATGCTGAGTTGTGGAAAAAGTTCAAGACTGGACTGCACTGCGAGCGATTTTTTGAAACACCGACCGGCAAAATGCTGGCGGATCGATTACTGCGCGAGGTCACCGACGCGCAAAACGAATGGCTGGCGGTCGAGCCGACGAGCGAAAAAGCCGTCGCCGCGCACCGTCGTGCGCTCGCCGCGCAGATGGCGATCTTCCTCATCGACCAGATCGTGAGCGAAGGCCGCGACGCGGTCACCGATTTGAAGCGACTTGAGATGGAGGTAGGGTCATGATCAACGGGACAGCAACGGCACCCGAAATGCTGCCGATTTCTGAGATGCTCACGCACGTCGCGGAACTGGCGAAGGCGCGTGAGAAGGCCGGTCAGGAGTTCAAGTGCGTCGCGCTGATCATGGTCGATCAGGACGGGTCGTGGGCGGGGGCTGTCGGCGGTGATGCGGCCACCGACTTGGCGACGCTGTTGCAGACCGTGCGCGACGATTGCGTGCGCGGCGGGCAGGGCATCAGCATTTTTGTCAGGGCGACCCCGCCGGTCGAAGAGCCGAGAATGGTCGAGATGCCGCCGATCGGTGCAGCAATGAACGACGAACCGGAGAACTGAAATGGCGAAAGAAGAAGCGGGTGGTGCCACCGGTAGCGGCACAGATACACTCGAGATCGCGCAGGTCGATCCGAACGCCGCGCGCAAGGCGATCATGGCGAAGCAGGCCGCGCTCAACCAGGCCGAGATGGAGGTCGATCTGGAGACCGTCCCCGGCGCTCGCGCGCTGCAGGGCGGATACGAGCAGGGCGAGGGGGCCGAGACCACTGACGGCGACACCGAAGGCGAGAGCGCCGTCCAGCAGCCGCGCAATCCCGTTGCGGAAGAGCCGCCGCCGGGTGTAGATTCGGCTCCGCAGAGAACACCGAAACCTGCGGGAGACGAAAATGTAACCTTCAAGGTGTTCGGGAAAGATGTTGTTGAACCGCGCAGTGTGGTCGAGGCCGCTGGTGGTGTCGAAGCCAGGCAAATCCAACTGGGTGTCGAGCACCGACTCCAGCAGGCCGAAGAACTCGCACGACGCGATGAAAATTTGAAGCGAGTCGCCGCCGACAAGCGACGCGAGTTTGATGAACGACTGCGCGCACTGACCCAGCCAGGTCCAGAGGCGCAGGCACCAACGGCTCCTGCCTCCACGCAGAGCCGACCAGCAGCGCCAAGCCAGCCTGCGGGGATAGATGCTCTGATCACCAACGCGGTGACTGAGCTCTACAGCGGAGACCCTGACCGGGCAGCGAATGCCTTGTCGGAAGTGTTGAGGTCACGCAGCAGTCCGGTCGATGCGGCGCAAATCTCAGCATTGGTGCAGGCCAAGGTCGAGTCCGACTTGGCGGCACGGGAAGCCAGAACTGCCGCGTCCGATCAGATCAGTGCGGTCAACGAACTGATGGAGTCGAGGTACAGCGTGGTGCTGCAGGATCCTGTTCTCAGGGCCGCTGCGGCGACGATGTACAACAACGCAGTGAAGGATCCGAGGAACGCTGGCAGGCCGCTGGTGCGAATCGCAGACGAGGTTGGGTCGCAAGTGCTGCAGCGAGTGGGTGGAGTGGCCGCACCTGATGCGGACATCACCTCTCAGGTCAACACGAAGACCAACTTCAAGCGCCGCATCCCGCAAGCCTCGAGCGCATCGGATCGCGTGGCCCCCGCCGCTACCGAGGAACGGTTCCCGACCAAGCCCAGCGACATCATCAACTTGCTTCGCGCCGCTCGGCATCAACCCCTTCAAAACTGACGGGTAAGCCAGCGGGCGATCTCAACGGGAGATAGCTCAATGGCTGGTCAATTGTGGGGCGTGAACTCGCTCGGCGGATACATGTATTCGCCCGAGTTGTCGAACGTCCTTCGCATGGCAGTGTTGCCGGTCGTGAAATTCCGGCAGTTCTGCGACGCGAAAGATGCGACAGACAAGGGACTGCAGCGCGGCGACAAGTTCTCATGGAACGTGTACAGCCGGGTGCAGACAAAAGGTGCGCCGCTGAACGAAACGACAGCGATGCCCGAGACGAACTTCGTCATCAACCAGAAGACTCTGACGCTGACCGAATTCGGCAACAGCGTTCCGTACACCGCGAAGCTCGACAACCTGTCGCAGCACCCGGTGCAGGAAATCATCCATCGTGTTCTCAAGCACGATTGCAAACAGGCTCTCGACATCGCGGCCTGGACGCAGTTCAACACTACCGGCATGAAGTGCGGCGCGACCACGGCGAGCGCGGTCACGTTTAACGCGAGTCCTGGTGGTGCCGTCGGTGTCGTCAACGGCGTCGCGTTCGGCAAGTCGCACGTCCGCATCATCGTCGACACGATGAAGGAGCGGAACATCCCGGCGTTCGTCGGTGATGACTACTACTGCATCGGTCGTCCGACCACGTTCGCAACGCTCAAGGGCATCGCGCCGGAAGGTCTCGAGGCGGTCTATCAGTACACCGAGACCGGCTTCCAGATGATCATGAACGGCGAGATCGGGCGCTTCTACAACCTGCGCTTCGTCGAGCAGACGCACATCCCGAGGGGCGGTGCGGAATCCGGAACGTCGGCGGCGAACTTCAACCCGCAGACTGACACGCCAGGCCCGTGGTCCGCTGGCCTCTCCGACTGGATTTTCTTCTTCGGTGAAGACACGGTGGCCGAAGCCATCGCGGTGCCGGAAGAGATCCGCGGCAAAATCCCGACCGACTTCGGTCGCAGCAAGGGAGTTGCATGGTACGCTTTGCTCGGTTACGGACGCACGCAGGGTGACTCGACTGCGACGGACTTTCCGAATGCGCGTATCCTGAAATGGGACTCGACGACATGAGCTACGACAACTCCAACAACTTTTTTGAGACCTATCTCTTCGCCGTCACGAACGCTGCTGCGGTTCTCGGCTTCGTTCGTCCGCCGACGCATAGGGGTGTTCGCTTCGCCGCGGTCGAGAACTATTCGATCGGTGCCACAACGGCGTTCGGCAACGTCACGACGCCAGCGCAGTTGCTGATCGGAACCGTCGGAACACCGGGTAAGTTCGTCAGCGGCAATATCGGCACGGGCGCGGCTACCGGCACCATTGCGATCAACACCGCGTGGGGGACGGCAGACAACGACATCCGCGTCGCTACGTACAACCCGCAGGCGGCACCGTCGGCCACCAACAAGGGCTTCATCGATCTGCTCGCTGATGGCGACACCGTCAACGTGGTCCCAGCACTGCGGTTCGCGACGGCTGTCGGTGTCGGCTCCCCGGTGGGCGCTGGCCTTCTCGTGGTTACCTTCCGGTACTGGTAATCTGAGACCCGACCAACTCAACTTCGTAGGAGAAGCAACATGGCAAGCGAGCGCGGCACCAAGATGACGTATCCCGGCGGCAACAACGCTGGCGATACGGAACACTCCAACGTCGATCCGGCAATGCCGGGTCCGCGCGTCAAGACCTTGATCTCGTCCGACGCCGAAGGTCAGTCGCTGACCGACGGTCTGGGCATGCGCAAGGGCATCCACGACGTCACGCCGGAAGACATCGGCGCGGACAACGAGGGTGGTGGGCAGATTCACATGCAGCACCCGAAGACGTCCGCGCCTCGCGGCACGCGCTTCGGCTGATCGAGCAACGCCACGTCGGGGTGGTGGGCCGGGTCGTTTCCGTCAGGTGCGACCCGGTTTTTACTTTGGAGAATCGACATGAGCAAGACCACGTTGACGCTCGGTTACGCGATCGGTGAGGTTCAGGAAGAGCAGAACTATCCAGGCCGCGACTACACGCTCGATACGAACGAGAAGCTCGCTGGCGACAACGCAACACCCATGCCCGCAGGCGACGTCGCATGCGTCGGCTTCAAACTCCCTCGCGAGCTCCGCAAGCCGACCATAGCCGACGGCGTTGCATTCCGTCAGTGCATGGCCGACCAGGGCGACGACGAGGATCGTCTGTCACTCTCTCGGAGGTAGGTCATGGAAACTGCAAAACACTCACCCGGAGCTCACCGCTTCAAATGGCACTGGGACGGCAAGTACTACACCCCGCAAGGCGTCGAGGTGCCGGAAGAAGTCTGGCGCGAAGACGAGTTGCTCATCCAGTCTGGACAGGCGCTCGCGCCGGATGATCAGGTGCTGGACATGAAGGTGACGCTGCCGCAGGAAGCACTGCCGCATCCGTTCGTGCTGTCGCCGATACTGCCCGAGGCTGACAACTCGCTTCCTCCTGTTGAGGCAAACGTCCCAGACCAGGGACTACCGGACGAAGAAGAAGAGGAAGTCGAGGAAGAGGTCGAGGAAGACACGCCCGAGGGCAAGAAGGTCGTCAAGAAAACCGTCAAGCGGAAGAAGGCAGCAAAGCGCAAGTAATCGAGGACCGCCGCCATGATCACCTATCTCGACCTCTGCAACCAGTTCATCGTCGAGTTGGGGATCAACGGCGGTCAGTTGCTGACGAACATCGTCCCCGGAGGGACGAGCAGTTCGGAATCGGCCCGCGTCTGCGCGATGGTTGCGGACGCGGACTACGAGATCCAGAACCTGCACCACAACTGGAAATTTCTCTGGCGTCACTTCAACGCGCAACTCGCACCGGGGTTCGACATCCTGCCGACGCCGATGTACCGCGGCCTGAGCGGCGTGGTCCCTCCCGGTCAGACCGGCCAGCAGAACCTGTTCCAGTTTCGCAAGATGGATCGCGAGTCGCTGGTTTTCAACTACGACAAGCCTGGCCTGATCAACCGCCCGAAGTATCAACCGTGGCGGCTGTTTGAGTCGCAGTGGCAAGGCCCGCCGAAGTCGATCAGCAACTCGCCGCCGTTCTTCTCGCAGACGCCCGCGGGCAACATCATCGTCTCGACGGTGATGAAGGACCAGACGCTGTTCCGGTACGAATGCTGGGCGCGGCCACTTCGCATGATCGCTGCGGGCGATATGTCGCCCATCGTGCGCGGGATCGCGTGGAACGACACGTTCATGAACGTCGTGCCGCCGATCGTTCTGCAGCAACCATCGAGCGGGCTGACGTGGAACCAGTTGCGCCTTGGCATCGGCACCCCCACGGCACCGCTTCGCTACGAGTCGGCGCGCATCATCATCGTGCGCGCGAAGATCATCTGGGCCGAAGTCGAGGGCGCGACCGAAGTGATGCAGGCCGCGCTCGCGGAGTATCAGGATTTGCTCGAGGAAATGCGCGCCGATCAGCTTCCCGGCATGGAACATGATCGCGTGTCGGAGAACGACGTGCCGATGACGGTCGAGACCGAATGAGCAAGTCTCTCACCCAGTTCCGCGCCGATATCGGATTCCCGCAGCAGGACAACAACTCCTCTGAGAAATTCGCGCTCGGCGGCGGGCTGTCGATTGAAGAGGTCGCGGCGATTGGCGATCCGGCGAAACTGCTCTTCTGCAAGAACTACGAACCGAACTACGCGGGCGGCTACCGCAGCAAGATCGGCTGCGAGCCGCTCGACGGGCACCGCCAACCGAGTGCATTCCTCTACGTGCTGTATCCGATCACGCGCACGAACACCGCGAACAACCCGACGGTTATCGGCCAGCAGATCAACCAAAAAACCAATGGAGCGACTGCTGTAGGCCCGTATTTCCTTGGCTGGGAGACGATCGGCACGCAGGACTACATCGTGCTGACGAACGTGGTGAAGTCGCTGGTCTCGACGAGTTACGACAACCTCGCCTTCACCGATCAGTTTCCTGACGTCGTGAACTACCCGACAGGTACATCTTTATACAAGGGCGCTTTGTTCCCAGGCCCGGTGGCGAGTTTCGCAGTGACGAGCGGGCCAGCGACGTACCTGAAGGATTTGGGCAAGTCGCGCTACTACATCTCGCTGGCGCGCAAGGTCGCCCGCAGTTACATACTGCCGGTTGGCGACAGCACGTTCGCAGGGCCGTCGCGCGCGGTGTTTGATTGGAACGGCAGCATCTACGCGATCCGCGACAAGGTTGACGACACCGGGGCGTGCCTGTTCGTCACAGAGGGTGGCACCATACCGCAGAGTTGGGAGCAGTTGCCTCTTGGGGTTCGCGTTTATTTCTTGGCGCTGAACAGCACCGATTTGAAGCCGGGGGCGACGGTTGTCGATACGAATACCGGACTGATTTCGTGCGTCGTATATTCGGTCGTCATCATGGGTGCAACCGTTGGCGGTGGCGACGCGTTCGGGTACTTCTGCACCGACGCCGTTATCGGCGGGCCATTCCCCGGCGGGCAGGGGATGATGGTAAACAGTATCACTTGCATGGTGACGCCAGCCGGTGGCGGGCCAGGACTTGTGCAGGTCGACAACAAGCTTCCGGCGAACGGCACCTACCGAATGAAGCGCTGGAACTTCACCGGCATCGGCGGCAACGTGCGGATGTATGGCATCACCACGGTAGGGACCGCGTTTGAGCTTTCCAATCCCAGCGGCTACGGCAATCCGACCAACATCCGCTTCACGCCGATCCTCACCGGTCAGGGTCTGGACCAAGCTCACTTCAACTACGACCCGGTCGGCTACGGCACCGACACGCCAAACCGCATCGAGGTGTCGCACGATCACCTATGGCTCGCGTACCCTGGCGGCAACCTTCTGCACTCTGGCTACCAGACGCCGACGAACTGGGTCGTTGGTGCCGATCAGCGGACATTGGGAGACGACGTCACCAACCTGATCGGCAACATCAACAACACAATGATCGTCACGACGCAGCACCGCTTGCGGATCATGTACGGCGACGTGAACGAAAACTTCCAAATGCGCGACCTCAACACCGAGGCTGGCGCGTATCCGAATACCGCGCAGCCGATCGGCGGCGTCTGCTTCCTGACCGACGAGGGCGTGAACTTTTACGACCAGAGCGCGAACTTCGGCAACTACAACGGCAACAGCCTGTCGCAAGCAATCAACTCGCTGCTCAAGGCGTACATGTCGACCGGCTTCGGTGCGGTCGAGGCAACGATCCAGCGCGACCACAGTTTTTATCGCCTGTACTTCGACAAGGGCGTGTGCTTCACGTTCTGCATCGTCGGCAAAGATCTCAAGGGATTGGGCAAGTGCGAATACGACCTTGGCTCGACGCTGTCGATACAGTCCAGCGGCGGCACCGTCAACGTGGGCGATACGCTCAAGAACTGGGACGGCAGCGAGAGTTGCAAACTTGTGCGCGGGCAACCCATAGCGGCGGGCGATCCAGATTCCATCAACACCGTGGTGATCACCGACGTCCAGATCGATCCCGATAAATGGGCGAAGCCGAATGATCTGGGTGGATCCTACGTGTACGTCAACGGCACGTTGCTCGGAATCGTCATTAGGGCCGAGGTGAACACACCAAGAAACTTCTGGTCGGCATCGTCGACGATTGCGCCAGGCAACCACGACACGCCGCCGCCAGAGCGCATCTTCTTCTGCTGCGCCGACGGCTACGTGTACGAGGACGACACGGGCGGCGCGTTCGGCATCGTCGGCAATCCGGTCGATTTCGAGGCGCAGACGCAGTTTTACTACGGCACGCAAGCGGTCAACAACGAGAAGTGCTACCGGCGCATGCATATCGACGTGATCGGGGCCGATGCATTCTCCAACCTGTCTCTGGGTGCGGAGTACGACGACGGGCCAGGCTATCGCAACACCGAGGTGATGGAGAACGTGACCGACCTGCTGTCGACGTCTGGATTCGACCAGAACTCTGTGTACGGTGTCGGCTTCTACGGCGGGGCTGGCAAGAACGTGCTGAAGAAGACGCTGCACGGCTCCGGCGTCGGCATCTCGATCCGGTTCAAGGGATCGTCCGACATCGCCTTCTCGCACACGGCGCAGGCCGTACAACTGTCGCTTGCGCTGCGTACCCGTCGCACCTGGAGATAGCCGTGACCGTCGAACTGTTCAGCCCGCAACTCGTCCAGCCCTACGCGCCGGTCAAGAACAGCGACGTCAACGCGAACCTGCTGCTGATCGAAGCGGCGTTCAACTCGCTCAGTAACTTCGACAACTCCTCGTCGTCGTATGCCTTCGGCAACAGCCAGCGCAATGTCCTGATCGACCTATCAGCCACGACTCCGGGTTCTTGGTTGACCTGCACGCTGCCGCAGAACCCGACGATAGGCGATCCGGCAGTGCGTGTCTCGGTGTCGCGCAGCGGCTACTCGTCGGTCGCGCAGGCACAGTCGAGCGTCGTGGTCGTCACTGCCGATGGCAAGAACATCATGGGCATCCCCACGATCGCGTCGCTCGACGGCCTGCCGTTCCTCACCAACGCTGGCGACACGCTCACGATGCTGTTTGTCGGCGGCACCTACGGCTGGGTGATCGCTGAAAGCCTCATCACAAGTTACGTGGCACCGTTGGGAGTCTTGACGGTGCAGTCGTGGGATCCGAACTACGTCCACTGCTTCCACGGATTGGAAAGCCTCATCGACACATCGACCATCACGAACACGCAGATCAAGTTGACCGGCATCAACAAGCCCGGTCTGTGGGCGTCGTTCCAGGTATTGCCCGGTTCGGTTCCGGTGAGCTTGGTAACAAGTAGCGGCGCGCAGACCTTCAACGGAGTCACGGGCGCGTTCACGGTTTCGTCCCCGCCGCCCAATGTGAACTACAGGTTCACTTGTATAGCCGTGAACAATTTCGTGGTGACTACCTGATGGGCGTCAGTCAACAACTGTACGTGCCGGTCGGCGTCGCACCGTTCTCGCTGATCAAGCCGAGTGCGCCTGCTGATGGGCCGGAAGACACTGACCTGTTCAACGGAGAACTGCAAGCGATAGAGGCGGCTTTCAACCAAATCTTTTTGCTGCCGGTCACCTCGAGCAACGTCATCCTCACCCCAAACTCGCGCAATGCGCTGATCGACCTGTCACCGCTGATCAACACCGGCGGCTACGTCAAGGTCACGCTGCCAGCGCACCCCAGCGTTGGCGATCCGCCGTGCTACGTCGCGGTGCAGGCCGCTGGCTACGAAACAAATGGCACGAGCGCCGAGTCGTGCGTGATCGTCACGACCGACGACGCCGCGCCGCCTGATGAGTTCACTGTGACCAGCCAGGCACTGATCAACGGAATGGTCCCCGACAACGTCGGCTACACGAACCAGATCTCGATGTTCAATCCCGGCGACATCGCGCGCTTCACCTACATCAGCCCAGAGCAAGGCTGGCAGGTATATGTCACCTCGAGCGTAGTGGTAAATCCGAACGGCACTTGGACGCAGCCAGCCGCGGGCGCATTCCCGTGGTCAGGGATGGAGTTCCACGTCGCATCGACGGCGAATCACACCGTCCTGCCGCTGGCGGTGAACCAGTTGGGAGAGTGGTTCATTGCGTCGAAGAGCAAGGCTGGGAACCTGTCGATCGGTGACGCGAGCTATACGTTCAACACCGTCCCAGGACCGCTGGTGATCTCGTTGTCGAACAGGAGAAATCGCTTCTTCTGTCAGGGCGGAAAAGTCTTCTTGGTGCAATTTACATGAGCGAAGCAGGCGACCAGCGATCTCGCAAGCGAGTCACTACCATCGTGGCGCAAAAGAAGGCCGCGACCGGCAACTACAGTTCGCAGCACCAGAACGTCGAGTTCGCCAACCGTCACTACATCGTGGTGGTGATTGAGCCGAACTCGACCGCTGGCGTGTTCAACGTGCGCGCAGAGCCTGCCGGAATCGGCATTGTCGGCAACACCGGGTTCGCAAAAATCGAGATTGAAAATGTGAACATTGCGACAGCTACCACGATGACTTTCGAGGTCGCCGGGTTCTTCGACGCGTTCATGCTGCAGATCACGGCAGCGATCACCGGCGGCAGTGCGCCTGGAATCTCGGTCTTCGTCAATTCCACCGTGCTTTTCGGAACGTAGTAGTATCCGGCACGCAGCCTCTTCGGGAGATTCGCATGGCAATCACGGGACGTCGAGCAGGCGCACCAGCACCGCTGGGAGTCACCGCGCCAGCGGCACCGCTGGCCCCGCGCACCACCACGGCGATGAACCAGGCTTCTGGCCTCGTCGGCACGGGCGGTAATACCGCCGCCTATATGGGCGCACGCCGCGCGCAGCCGGTCAGCACCCTTGGCACGACGCCGACGCCAGCGCCGCCGACTGCGCCGTACTCCCCGACCGCGACGAACACGCCCAATACTCAGGCGATCGCTGATGCCCAGAAGGGCATGCAGGACCAGTTCAATCCTCCCCCTGCGCCCGACACCACGGGTACGCCACCAGCGACAGGCGCACCAGACACGACCGGCGCACCGCCCGCCGCTGCGGCAGACCCGAATGCCCCACCCCCGCCCCCGCCAGACATCAGCAAGGGCGAGGGTCCGATGCCAGATCCTGTGGCCCATCCGCAGGACTACGTGGCGTGGCAGTCTGCACGCGACCGGCAAGCGATTGCGGACAAGAACAAGCCGCCGCCAGCCCCTGACGCAGCGAAGGGGCAAGTGGATCCGAACGGACCGATGCCCGACATCAAACTCGATCCCGAGGGCTACCTGGCCTGGCAGAAGGCGCACGACGCTCTGCTTGCGCCGCCCGCGCCAGCACCAAACCCTTCGCTGACCCCGCCGCCAGCGCCAGCGGTCCCTGTTGAACAGACGGCTGGCACCGTCCCGCAGGCTGCTGAATTCGCGCCGCCAACCACGACCCCGCTACGCATGACCGCCGCAGAGGCCAGATCGCAAAGAAATGGCGGTCCCGCTCGTGGCGGCGTCGGTGCCGTCCAGCAGCCGCCCCCGCGCTCTGGCCGCTTGCCTCAACCGGTCAGCGCCGTGCCGATCGTCCCAGCCGAACCAGCGCCAGTCACTGCCGCGCCGACGGTGAGGCCCGCGCCCACGCCCACGCCGGTTCGTACGGCTGCGCGACGACCCGCAGCCACGCCCTACGGAGCGGCGCAACAATTCGTTGCAAAGACGAGAAAACCACCTTTGCACGTTTAACTCCCACCAGATCGGGGAAGTGTCATGCCAGCAGCACTCGCAACTCCAACACCAGCGCCCGCAGTGACGTCGGGTCAGGCTCAAGCAAACCAGATCGCAGGCAGCGGCGGCAGCAACTCAGCCTACATGGCTGCGCGCGGCGCTGCGCCGACGACTCCGAACCCTGGCGGCGGCGCGTCGCCAGCGCCGCCGCCGACTGCGTCGCAAACCGACAGCAGCGGCAGGCCGCTCGCGATCAGTGATCCGAAAGGATTCATGAACTGGAAACCACCGGCACCGATGTCGGGCGACGCGGCTGCGCCTCCCGTTTCCAGCAAGCCCGAGACGCCGACACCCGGCACGAACTTCATGCAGATTCCCAATTCGCAACTACAACCGATGCAGCAGAACTCCGCGCAGCAGATCGCGCAGCAGCAGTACCTCACGCAGGAGAACCTCGCGAAGCAAATGCAGACGAACGACCAGACGTCCCTGTCGTCGTCGCCGTGGACCGACAACCACGCGCAGATGTTCACGCAACTGATGAGCCAACCGGGTCTGCCCGACAATATCCGGCAGTCGCTGATGGACGCGCAAAATCACTTCACGAGCGCATCCACTACACCGGCAGCGGGTCGCCCAGCGGCAGCGTCGCCCGTGCGCGCGAACAGCGATCACTTCAACGCACCCGGCAAGGGTCACGTCCCGCCGCATGGTCTGGACAACAACCCGAAGCAGACGGCCACGGCACCGGAACCAAAGCCACCGGAGGCTGGCAACGAGCAACCGTTCAAGGGACGCACCACGTCGATGCAGCGCCGCGGTCGAGGCGTCGGCCAGCCTACGGTGCCGAACCCCGAACCGCTCACACCCGCGCTGGCGGCGAAGGCGCAGTTGAGCGCCGGGAAGCAGCCCGCTCCCCGCGTCGCGTGATGTCATGGCCGACGCCACCGCCCCCAACACGACAACCGGTCCTGCGCCTGCAGTAGACACCACGAAGCCGGGATCCGGTGCGGCGACTGCGCCACCGCCAGCCGGTAGTCCGCAGCCCGCGCCTGCGACTGGCGATACGAGCAAGAGTTTCCTCGACAAGAGCGACGCCGAAATTGCGGCGATGTCGAAGGAGGATCAGGACCAGTACTACGCTGCCTACAACGCTGCGCAGAACGGCACCGCGGCTGGCACGCCCGGTGCGCCGACTCCGCCGACCGAAGCTCAGGTGCGCTCTGGCAACCTGACGCAGGAGCAGATCAACGCGCTGCCGTACCAGGAACAGCAGCAGTACCTGTATCGGCGGCGAACTGCCAGCAAGGACGACACGTTCGGCCCATCGACCTACGTCGCGCCGCCGCCAGCCAAGGCTTCCGACTATGTGTCGGACCAGCACTTCGTCTCGCAGGTTGGCGAGACCGACGCGCAGGGCAACCCGGTCATCGATCCGGCGACCGGCAAGCAGAAGACACACGCCGCCAGCACGTCCGACATCGTCGGGCCGCAGAAGTGGGACGTCACGTCTGAGCAGACCGTGCAAGGTCAGATGAAGCAACTGACCACGAACCTGCAGAGCAACCCGGTGTACCAGTCGCTCGCGGAGGAGATGAAGCGCGTCAACGCGGCGGCTGGCGGCGGCAACAGCCTGATGGCCGAGAGTGCGGCCTACGACAAGGTGATCGGTCTGGCGTTCAACATCGCCTCGAGCGACGCGGCGACGTACGCCAAGAGCGCCGAATTCAACGCGACGATGGCGAACCAGTTCGGCCTGGCGAAAAACAACTTCGTCTACCAGGCTCTGCTGTCCGATCAGAACTACGCACAGTCCCAAGTGCTGCAGTCGAATCAGATCAAGGGCAACCTCGATTCGATGGACCGGCAGATCTCTGGGCAACTCGAGTCGACGAAGATCGCTGGCAAGGCGCAGATCAAGGCCGCGCAGGCGCAGGCGGGCGCGATGGTCGCGTCGGCCAACATCCAAGCCGACGCCTCGATGAAGAACGCGGAGCTTGGCGCGAAGACGCAGTTGCAACTGGGCGACCAGAACCGTCAGAACACGCTCGACACGCTGAAGATTTCGCACGAGTCCAGGATGGCCGAGATCGGCTACCAGGGCGACTACGACATGAACAAACTCATGGCGAGCGGGGCGATGGACTTCGACAAGCAGGCCGCGTTCGATCAGGATCAACTGGTGAAGTCGGTCACGATCAACGACCAGATCGGCTACAACAACAACCTGACCGCCGGGATGACCGCGATCCAGCAGATGTTCATGCAACCGGGCATCACCCCGGAGCAGGCCGCACGCTACATCAACACGATCACCACGATGACGAAGACGGACAACGAACTGCTGCTGGCGAAAACGAACGCGATCACTGCTTCAATCGGCACGTCTGGCACCGGCACCGCTGGCGGAATGAAATTCGATCCCAGTAAATATGCCGACTACGTCACGTACAAGCCCAAGACCACCGAACTGCCGTTCTTCCAGGAGAGCGCTGGCGGCTACAGCGGCATGAACGCGAGCGCCAGCACGAAAAACCCGTTCCTCCCAACCATGCCGGTGGGCGGATGATCCGGCGCGCATCCATCGAAGACGTCGACGCGATCATCACGCTGGGCGTTGAGCTCATCGCGAAGGGTGCCTACTCGCGCACGACGATCTCGTATCGCGAGTGCGTGAACCGGATCGCGAAAGCGATTCGCTCGCCGCAGGAATGGGTCGGCGTTGCGGAACACAACGGTCACGTCGTCGGTTTCCTGATCATGGTGATCGTGCCGTACTGGTGGAGCCAGAACGAGTTCTACGCGCTCGACGATGGGCTGTACTGCAAGCGGCCCGGTCTGGGCCGCAAGCTCGTCGCCGCAGGGACTGAGTGGGCATTCCGCAAGGGAGCGCAGGAGGTGATGATCTCGCTGACCTCGCGGATAAACACCGCAGACAGTGCGCTGGCTCTGATGCAGCGATCCTATTTTTCAGAGCGCGGCGTCGTGATCTCTATGCGCCGCGACGATGTTCGATCAGTGAAGAAGGTGGCGTGATGGGCGGTCTCGTGAAGGGCGTCAAGAAAGCGTTTAAGGCCGTCGGTGGCTTCGTGAAGAAGTACTGGAAAGTGATCGCGATCGCCGCCGCCGTGTACTTCACCGCAGGCATCGCGCTCGCGGCCTTCCCGTCGACAGCAGGTTTCGCCGCGGCGATGCCGGGGTTCGGTGCCGGTGGAATTTTCTCAGGCGCAGCGACCGCGATGGGCATCGGTGATGCCGCGTCGGTCACCGCAGGAGCGGGTCTGTTCGGCAATGTCGCGACCATGGGTGCCGCTGGCGCGGTCGGTAGCCTCGAGGCGGTCGGGGCCGGGGCCGAACTCATGGGTCCGCCAGCCGCGCTTGCCGGTGGCGTCGCAGCGCCGGTCGCTGCAGGCACTGCTGAAACGGTCGGCGCTGGCGCTGCGCTGATGGGACCGCCAGCGGAGGGAGCAGCCGCGGGCGCGCTGACCTCTGTTGGTCCCGCAGCAGCAGCCGGGACCACGGTCGGGACCACGGTCGGAACCACCGCCGCCGACGCAGGGCTGAAGACAGTCGCCTCGACCGCCGACAAGGGTTTCTGGGGCGGCATGAGCGGCAGCGAGAAGATGCTGCTCGCATCGACCGCGTTCCAAGGTCTTTCGGGTCTGCTCAAGCCGGGGCCGACGCTCAAGGAACAGGGACTGTGGCCGGGGACTACCTTCGCCGGGACTGACAAGTCTGGCGCGGGCATCGACATGGGCGCGGTCTACAAGAACGACATGACCGGTTCGGACGATCCGACCGCGCTGTCGGCCTACGCCGCGACGACCGGCTCGAGCAAGGGTCCGCCTGCCGCCGTAGAGCAAGCCAAAGGCGGCCCACCAGCCGCGCCGACTCAGGGCGGGCAGAGCGCCGCGCTCGCTGGCGGTGGCGATCAGGGGGCCGCGCAGGGGCCGCAGGGCCAGCCGCCAGCGACGGCAGCGACGAACGCGCAGACCGGCAGTCCGTTCCTGTCTGCCGGTGGGGCCGCGCAGGGCGCGCAGCAGGCGACCGCCCAGCAGACGAACTCGTTTGACGCGACGAACAAGGCGAACCAGGACTTCATCCAGCAGACCTACGCGAACCTTGATCCGTCGAAGAAGACGAGGGGGGCCGTATGAACGCCGTTCCTTCGCCAGAGGCATCCTTCACCGGGGGCGAGCCGTTCATTCCGCCGCAGGCCCAGATGGGCGGCGACATGGGGCAGAACGCGCAGACCACGACACCCCAGAACCAAGACGACTCGCAGGTCACGCCAGCGGAGCAGGCCGAGTACGACGATTTCGTGACTCGAGCGAAACTGTTCATCAACGATCCGCGTGTGCCGCAGATGGCGAAGGGCGGTGGTCCGAGACCGGGTGCCAAAGCGCCGCGCGACGTGATCATCGACCACCTCAACATCAAGGGTCTGAACGCCGCTGATGCCGTCGGTCGCACGACCGGCGAGGTCGCGTGGATCATCTACCAGAACGCCGCGATGCAGAAGCACGCCTACTCGCCCGACGTGCTGTACCACGGTGCCGACGAGATCATGTCGGACCTCTACCAGATCGGCG